GACTTGCGAAGCCGTTCAGAACTCGTGTTTGCAAGTCTGTTTCAATCCAGCTCTCGTTGACTTGTACGTCTTCTGTGCCGTAAGCGCCAGCCATTAAGCCCATACCATAGAACACTTGCTCTTGTTCGCCGAAGCCTACTGAGTAAACATAAGAGATGAACAAGTTGTCAAGCTCTTCTGCCAAGTTCATATTTGTATTGCCCTGTTGATAATCAACAACAGTTCCGAGTGTTGTGATTGGAGTATATCCAACAGCTGGCTGGAAGTTGAAGTTGATTGAGCCGTTTGCGACGTTGTAATCAATAGCGCCACAGATAGCACAGTCAAGAGCGTGAACAAGTTCATTGTTCGGGTCGTAACAAACAACATATCCAGTATATGACAAGCCAGTCAATGTAGACTGCAAAGCTTTTGCGGTCTCTTTGTCATTGATGTTGAATACAAGACGAACAAGTGTGTTGACTGTTTGTTCGCCACCCATTGTACTCTGAAGCCAAGCGACAGCTTCTTCAATGTCGTTCTCTGACAAAGATTCGTTTGTTGTGATTGAGAAAGCGCCACAGTTAGCGTTGAACATTCTGTCACAGAACTCAGCATAGCTCTCAGCGTCAGCGCCCTGAGACAGTTCAGCGTCTTTCAAGCCCAAAGCTTCAACTAAGTCTGTGCCAGTTGTGCCAGCAACGACGGCTGATACAGAAGCAGAAGAGCCTACTAAGCCTGAAGTGATGATGAAGCCACCAGTGATTGAGTTGAATGCGACTGTTGCGCCAGTGTACGAAGTACCGCCGTCTGTATTGCCTCGAATAGAAGCTTGTAATGCAGAAGCGACGTCACTGTATGAAGCAACGCTCGACAAGTCGACAACAGCTTGATATGCTGTATCGCCGTCGAAAGAAATACCAACAGAGCCACTAGATACCTCTGACAAAGCTGACAGAGAAGCGATGTTTGAAGTTCCTTTGATGAACGGCGCTGTCTGTTCTTTATACCAGCGAGCAACTAAGAGCTTCTGTACTCCAAAGCCCGATTTTGACAAGAAGCCGAAGTACTTCTGAGCGAATTTGTAATCGTCTCCGCTAGTTCCTAAGACGCTAGCAAAGTTCTTGACAGCGCTATTGCCTGAGAACACAAGATACGGAGAAGATGTGCCAATCAGCGAGTTTGTTACCGCCAATAGAGCGTGTTTCTTCTCAGTTGTGAAGGCTGGCGAAACTACCGAGCCAGCAACTGGAACGAATTTGTAATAAGGTAAAGACATTTTTTATTCCTTTTTAATTAAAGTTATTGCCACGATTGACAATCTGAACTGTGGCGGTTTCAATAATCGGCGAGTGTCTCTCGACCGTGTCAACGACAAAGACTTCAACATCAAAGTTGTATCGTTTGAGCCAAGTCTTGTTTTCTTGTAGAAAAGTCAGATTGCGTATCGGCGATATTGACTTCAAGTCAACGTCTCCGAACGTCTTAGCTAGACCAACTTGAAGCGTTTGCTTGAACGTTGAAGCGTTGTCATAAGCATTTGCGCCATAGAAGTCTAGTTGAACTGTGTATATTCGCTGTACGTCATAGTATGTCTTGACGACACCTTTATCACGTTCTTCATCGTAGTCAGCTTGTCTGCCCTGACTCCAACCCCTGTCTGATATGTTTATCACGTTGAACGTAGCATAATCAGTCAGCGGAACAGGAACATCATCAGTATAGTTCTCAATAAATTGTAGCTCAGGCATAAGAGCTTGAAGATAATTGTACAAGTCATTTTCAGTCATCTGTACTCTCCGTCTGCTCTGTATATTCTGTTCGATACGCATAAGCTTCACGCCAGCCAGCGTCTTCCCACGCTTCTTTTGCAACAATCTTGTATGTGTAGTTGTTACAAGTGAACGTATCTGAGCCGAACTGTCTGAGCTTGTCTAATTGTGTCGGCTCGCCTGAAATGTAAATTTTGAAATATTGATACTCTTGAAGATTGAAGCCTGTCTCTCGAAGTTCTTGCAAGTTCGCTGGCTGTATTTTGCCCTTCAGCACAAGCGATGAAGTCGTCTTTGTCGGCGTTCTGCTATTAACAGACCAGCTGACGCTCGTCTTTGTGAATATTAGCGTCTGCCAGTCGTTGACTATCGTGAGAGCGTCTCCGACGACATTGTGAAGATTAAGTGACATATTTCAATCCTATTTCGGTAATAGTTTTTCTTTGCCATTTGTTATGATTGCCGAGTGAACAGCGCCTCTCAGCTGTCCTGTGTCAATCAACGTGTGGCTTGAGCCTTTGCGTCTGATTGTTGATTCTTTATTCTCAGGCGGTATGTTGCTGTCGATACTCTCGACAATCTCGTTGCGCATAGCAACGCCACAACGAGAGAGAAGCGTCTCCATATCAATTTGGTCTTCAAGACCAGCCTCGACGACAGCCTTCAGTCGCTTATCAATCTTTTCTCTTGCGTTTCGCAAAAAAGGTCTTGCTGGCACGTTATTCTCAGGAACTCCGAACTCGTTAGCAAGAGCAATCTTGCTTTCTTTCACGCCGTCTTTGCGAGTGTCACTGCTCAGATAGCCAGCACGAGCGCCGTTCTTTCTGCCTTTTAGCTGTTTGTCAAGAGCGTCTAATATGCGCAAAACTGGCGTAAGTACGACTTTGACAGCAATTTTCATCGAACACCTAAAGCGTTATAATACGGATACAGATTGCTGTTCTTCTCGGGCAAAGGCGGTTGAACAGTTGACAACAGAGCAAGCAATTCGAGACCATAAGGCGAGAGACTCAAGTAGTATTGCCACAAGTCTTTTGTCGGTGGCAAAGCGAAGCTTGCGCTCACAGAGCCTTCACTAGCTGAACTTAATTGTCTGTACTTGTCAGGATTAGCCATTAAGTATGCAATATGAGCCGTTGCTAGATATACGCCTCTTGTCTGATTAGGCAAGTTCAAGCCGATAGCACCAGCTGTCAGAGCGATGTAGCTTCCTGAGCCAGCATAAGCTGACTGTATTGCTTCATCAGTCAGAGTAGCTAGAGCTGGAAACCAGCTTCTGAACGTATCGTTGTCAACAGTAATGATTGTCATTATTTTTTAGCCTTTGCTTTTGTTGCCTTTTTTGCGACTTTCTTAACAGCCTTCTTGATTGCTTTTACATCTTGCTCAACTTCAATCGGAGCTGACTTGTCAGTGATTTCTTTTCCGATTTCTTTGTCTTGAGCTTTGACGTATTCAGAGCTGTCGTGGATTAAGTATGTGCCGTTCGGGTGTTTGTCACTGATACGGCGTTCATTGATGAAGCAACCATACTCTTGCATAAGCTCAGCGAATGTTGCGTCGTCTAAGACGTTCAACATCGGAGACGGATTAAGAACAACGATTTTTCCTGACTTCAGCACGAAAGATGAAGAGTTTGTTCCTTTTTTCACGATTGTCGGCATAGTTTTTCCCCTTTGTAAAAAAGAGAGAGGCGTTGAAGCCTCTCTCTGTTATGCAAACTAGACGTTAGTTGCGCCGATTCCGTTATAACGAACAACAGCCCAAGGATATTGAACGATACAACCTGAAGTAGCACCACTAATTTTTTGCGATACAACGCTATCTTTTTGATAGATAGGATATGCTTTCGCCATTTCAACATATGAGTTGATGATTGTCGGAATACCACCGCCCATATTGAAGATGACATAGAATACGTCTGAAGAGCTATCAGCGTAGTTGAACTGAGGAACAGCAACGATTTTCAACTTGTCGCCGTAGGTCTCTTTCAACTTAGCACGAGCAGTCAAACCGAAAGAGTTTGCTCTATCTAAGTTGCCTAAAGAGCCAGTAGCAACAGCGAGAATCAATTCGCCGTTTGCGAGTTCGTCTTGTACAATTCCGTTTGACTTGGTGTACAAAGCGTTTACAGCAGTTACAACGTCGTTGTAGATTTCTTCAGGGGTTTTGTTTACCCAGTATGTAGAAGTACCGCCAGCGTTTTGTGCAACTGTAACATAAGCGCCGAGAGCAGTATCGTTCAACAAACCATAAACAGGAGCAGTAGAGCCTTTTACGCTAACGCCTGAGAAGAAGAATTTGTTGCGGTCGATAGCCATAGTTCTCATTGCGCCTTCAGCTTGGTCGGCACGATAGTTTTCAGCACCAGCAGAAGCAGAAGCTTCAGCTCTGTCAGTACTCATCCAGCCTGTCATATAGTAGTATACACCACGCAAGATGTTTGAGTAGTTAGTTTTTTGCTGTAATCCGTCAGAAGTCAAGCCGTCATCAGGCGAAGTAGCGCCAGTGTATTCTTTCAACTTGATTGTGACAGTTTCGTCTCCCCACGAGCCATTCTTTTGCGGACTTGCGATTTCGTCAGAAACTCTCGGAGCAGTCAAAACTTCAATCGCTTGAGGGCGAATGTAGTTCAAAGCACCAAGAGGCAAGTTCAAGTTCGGGGTAGAGATGAACGGAGCTGGCGAAGCGTTGTCAACGCTGACAATGCCTTTAGCCAACATCGCTTTAAGAAAATCTCTGTTGCTAGCGTGAGCGATAGAAACGCTATTGTTTACTTTAAATTTTGCCATTGTTGCCACCTCTTAGATTTTATAGATTTCGCACGGTTGACCTGAAGCGTTACCAGTCTCAACTTTCCAGCCAGTGTCAATAGTGCCACTAGGCGCAGAAGAAGCTGTTGAGATTGCGCCAGTACTCGGGTTCAAGAACACGCCCTGTCCGTGAACAGAGGCTGTTGACGCAACAACGTATACATAGCCTTTGCGGACTTTTGCGAGTTCTTCGCCTTCATTGATAGCCATACTGTTAGAAGCAGACAAGCCAAGCTGTTGGCGCTCGAATACAGCAACGCCAGCAACATCGCCAGCAACTTTAGAAGCAGTAGCAGATGAGCAACCGATGACTTGTGTCTCAGGGTCAGTTCCTTCAAAAACAAAACCACCAGCAACAACAGCAGAGCCTTCAGCAACAACAGGGATTTTATCGCACGGATTCAAGCGAGCAATAGTGCCAGCTTTTCCAAGCGCCTGATTGATTTTTACTTGTGATTGCATATTTCTTTTCCTTTCTACATATTGATTTCGATTTCATCACTACCGCTGAAACCATAGTCAAAACCATTGTCGACTTTAGCGGTCGAGTTGCAAACTTTCAACATTGCGTACATTTCAGCAACGCTTTCTTTGTCAGTTGCAATTCCCTGATGATTCAATGCTTTAACGAGCATTTCTTTTTCGCTCAGTCCAAAAGGATTGAACTCGCCCATTACGGCAGAAGCGACATTGTAAGCTCTTTTCAAGCCAGCGTTTCTAGCGCTTTCTCTTTTTGCCAAAGCGTTAGAGATTTTCGCATACATTCTGTCATAGTTAGAAGCTTTGCAAGAGTCTTCAGCTTTGATTTCGTCATCGTCTTTTTCTTCGATGTCTTCGTTTTCAGCTTTCAACTCGTCTTCGTCGTCTTCTTTCAACTCTTCAGGCTCTTCGTTATCTGCTTCTGAAGCTTCAGAGCCGTTGTATGCGACTTCTTCGACTTTAGCCAAAACTGTGCGCAAGATTTCTTCGTCGACTTTGTCTTTCAACATACCGCCGATTTCGTCAATCAATGCACGTTTATCAACTTCGTCATTTTTAGCTTCAGTGATTGCGCCAGTGCCTTCGTGTGCGTCTTCGCTTTCTTCTTGTTCAAAGAATTTAGCAAGGTCAATCTCTTTGCCGTCAATAACGAGCTTCATTTCGTTTTTTGACTTCATTTGTCTTTTCTCCATTTTTTGATTTAACACTCTCACATCGGAGCCACAGCGCCCCTTTTCTACTAGGGCTATGTGATTGCCCTTTATATCAGTAGCAAGCAAGTCATAGTCGTTGCTGTTCGCTTTCGACAGCTTGTTTGTGTAGCTAGCTGATAATTCTTCCTTTCCGTTCTTTAGTTCTGACAAAATCTCATCGCCAGTGAACTTGAGCGGAACATATAACATATTGCCTTTGACTTTAATGTTTTCGCCTGTCGTGCCTTCTTGATAGTCTTTGGCGTCTTCGCCTTCAGCGCCGAGCCAAGTATGGTCGTTGACTAACGGCAACATCTTGAACGTCTCAGCTGACTTGTTCAGCTCTTCAGGCGATATATACACTCTGTACACTTTGTCAGGCTTAACAGGCTCGCCGTCAATATCGGGAGAGCCACCGTCAATCAGTTCTTGTCCGAGATACTCAAGTATACCAGCTCTGAGTATCGGACTTTCATCGACGTACAAGTATCCGTTCTCGTCATAGCGTCTATGACCGAGAGCGTTTGTCAGTCGTGTCTTGTAGTTTAGTCTCATATTTTACCTCTTATTATTTCGTACGAGCCGTCAGAGAGCTGTCGTGCTTCATAGTCTTTGCGCAAGAGTATTCCGAGCGCTGTGCAACGACAGTTCACTCGCTCTTTCGGCAAGCCTCTGTGTCCGTATGAATCAATTATGGGATAGTGTTCAACATCTCCCCACTTGTAGATTTTTCCGTTAAGCTGTTTGTGACCGCCATAGCCTTCTGATACTCGTTCATCTTGAGCAGTGCGCCACTCAAAGAACTCGATACCAGCAGAGCGCTGAGACAGCTCGTTCAAAGCTTCGTTTGCTTTCGCTGTTTGGTCTCTCGCTATGCGCTTAATTCTATTTTTTGCAACGTCTGTCTGATTAGACAAGTCTTTTGCGATTGTGCGCCAGCTCTGCCCTGTCGTCACGCCGTCAAAGACGATGTTTTCAATATTGTTCAGCGTCTGAGATGTCGTGTTCTGAATAAGACCGATATTTCTACGAACAATCAAGCTCATAATTTGCTCGACTTCTTCTTTGTTGACGTGCAAGACAAAGTCATCGCCGTACATTTTTCTCATCGCTTTTGCGATAGAGCCTCTCGCTTTTTTAACTGCAAGAGCAACGTACTTTCTGACAATCAATGTCGAGTTCTTCATAAATTTTTCAAAGTACTCGCCTTTGAAATAATCTACTAGCTTCTCAACGTTGCGGATAGACGGTTTTTTTCCTGTTGGTAGAGCGTTCTCAGTATGAATAGTAGTGTATACTGCCTCAAGCCGAGAAAACAGCGTGGCGAGCATTTTTTCAGTCTCGGCTTCAATCGCTTTTCTGTAATATACGTCAGCGTGTTTGTTCTTGATGATTTCAGACATAGTCTGATAACCACCTGAAGCTTTAGCTCGTGCGTTCTGTTTGTTCATAACTTGTCCATAAAAAAACCGCCCATAAAGAGCGGTCTATTGCTTGTATAAAGAAAACTCTACTTTTTCTCTTCAGCCATTTTCATCAGTTCGGCGTGAAACTCGTCGTCTTCTTTGATGAGTGCTTCGACTTCTTCAGGAAGCCAGCCCACCTCAATACACATCTCGTAGTGCTTTCGGCGTGCTTCATCAAAACGACTTAAGTCAGGATAGTTTTCCTTCTTTGAAAATAAAGCCATAGTCTTTTGCCTTCTCTCTAAAAAAGCTCAACAGTTTGTCGTTGCGCCATTCGATGTCGTTATACATTTTTCTATCAGCTTCTGCTGGAGTAAGAACGCCAAAAGCAACATCTCTCTTCAGCTTCTCTTTCCAAGTTCTGATTGCCCTTTTGTCGGTTGTGTCGTAGTCAGCTCTCAGTTTTCCAGCATTCGCATTTTCTGTCTTCTTTAGACTATAAACTGTTCCGCTAGGATTTACAACTCTTATTTCAGAAAGATTTGCTTTTCCGAAACCTGTGAACAAGTCATCGCCTGAAAAGACAGTATTGTTCGGATGATTATGCGTCAAAACAGCGCCTTCAAACTTTTTCAAGTCTTCATCAGAAATGCTTATTGCGTCAGAGTTGCCTCTCAACGCTTTAATGATTTTTCCGTCTTTATCAAAAACAGCGCCTTCTTCTTCTTCATAGTCTTTTATCATAGATTCGACATCGTTGAGAGATTTTTTCAAACCTTCAGAATGTTCGTCATCTTTTTCCTGTCCTTTCGGACTCTCTTCAGATGAGCCTGAGCTAGAAGACGCACCGCCCGATGTGAACTTTCCGTCTTTATCTCGTGGGTGGTCTTCTTCTTTGAAGTCTCCGTTGTTCTGAGCTTTGAACTCTTCTAACACTTGAGGCGTTATATCGTCATAGTCTTCAGTGCCTTCTGTGTCAAAGTCCATATCGATATTGTCGAGATGAAACTGCTTGAAGCCCTTCAGCCAGTCAAAGACTTGCTCTTGCTTAGCGCCTAACTCAATCAGAGCAGAAGCAACTTCAGCATATGAGCGAATGTTCTCAGCAAGCTCTCTCTCGGTGGCTTCTTCTAACGGCGCAAAGACAAAGTCGTCAAAGTGAACGAACTTGCCGTCATCTACGCCAGCGATAATGCCATACATCACGAGCAAATTGTCTTTGACACTATCTTGAATAGAACGACATTTGTCATACCACTTGCGTCTGTCGCCTGAGCCTGTCGCATTCATACCTTCAGCAGATTTACCCATTAACTCAGTGTATGGTATGTCTGTCTTAGCAGAAATCAGCAAGTAGAACAGCTCGATGTTCTCAGCCATTCCTGTCAGAGATGTTGTCAGCTGTTGAACGTCTTCAGTTGACTTCAGCGGACAAACACTGAAGTTGTCTTGAGCGTAAGACATAAACTGAAGCTTTGCTTTGAACTGTGCAACGTTGTCTGTCACAAAGTTTGAGTCTTCAGTCTTCAGATATACGTTTCTGAATCTGTTCATCAGGTTTGCTAAGCCCTGACTTGCCAAGTTTGAGTTTGCAACGTCTTGTTTGATGAGCTGTGTCAAAGGCATACCAAAGTACAGCGTAAGCGGTCTCATAGGCAATTCAGGCAAGTTGTCGCTGAACAGCAAGAAGTGAGACTTGTGAACAGTGCCTAAGCCGATGACGTACCACAAAGACGGCTTCATATAGTCGCTCGCCGACGGATTGATTGTGTTCACTGCAACAGCAACACAGTTTATCGGGTCGATATGTCTGAAGCCTTTGAACTTGCGCATATCTACTTCGTTCAAGTCTAACGGCTGAGCGAGTTCTGCTTCTGACTGTCCGAAGTCTAAGAAGACTAAACAACCGCCAGTAACGTACTCTGAGCGAACAGCTTCCCTGACGTGAGACCATAGCTTGAACTTCTGCGCTCTCTTCTCAATCGTGTTTTTTGCTTCAGTGTCAAGACCGTCATCTGCTAACTCGCCACCTTTAGCAAAAGGCGTCTCGCTCAAAGTCTTGAAGACTTTAGTAAACATAGGGTCTTGAGCCAGCGCATAGCATTCATAATAGTTCACAGGCTGATAGTAGAACATTGAAGCTTGAGCATTGCCAAAGCCTGAGTTCACTGACTGCAACGGATTAACCCATTGATTTTGCAGTCTTGCCTTGTGACTATTGTACAGCTTTATCGCTTTCTGACTTCCGATGTCGTGAGCATTGCCTTCAAGTCTAGCTTTGGCAATAGTCCACGGCTCTTCAATCTTGACAGCGCTATCTTTGAGAGATTCGGCTAAAGCGATATAGTTGATATTTCTCTCAGCTTGCTGTTGTGCTTTTTTCTTGTTCCAAAACATTCTTTTATCTCATAATTGATTGCGTTAATGATGTCCAATCTGTTTGCGTGAGCTGTCGTCTTATTTTCAGCGCATAGATGAGAACATCGACAAAGTCGTCGTGTGTGTCTTGCTTGCCACCAGTGAACGCCTCGCATTCGCTCAGAAACTCAAGCAACCAGTCAGCAGAAGACGGAACGTGAAAATATCCGCTTTCTAAGTCAGCTGACACTTCGTTGAAGCGCAAGTACTTGTCGGCGACTTGGTCTTTCTTTAATTCGATATTGCGAACAGTCGGCTGAAGCTCTCTGATAGGTAAGCCTTCTTCTCTGAGCTGTTGTATTAAAGATATGCCTGAGCCTTTGTTCTCGATGTAGATAGCTGACACCGTCAACTTCGTCGTCTCTTGCGCTTTGAGATAGAAGCTCTTCAAGTCTCTTCTCAAGTCAGGAAAGATGACTTTCTTGCAATAGCCGTCTAGCATATATAAGTCTTTGCCTATTGTGCCGAACAGACCGAACGCTGAGTTGTCAGCAGATTTCTTCTCGCTGAACGCCGTATCTGCAACAATGAACAGACTGTCATATCTATCAGGCTTGACGTCATAGCGCTGAAACCAGCTTGTTTTGATTAAGTTGCCACCTTCGACAACTGGGTTTTGCTGATACAACGCTGAGAAGTTTGAGCTTCCAAGCGCTCGCTCTTGTTCTCTCAAGAACACAATGTCTCTAAATTCAGGAAACAGCGCATTGCCATTCTCATCAATAGCAGGGTGTCTCGAACTGATAATCTTGTCTTTGAAGTAGCTGTCACTCTTCAGCATACCTATCAAGTCTTGAGTGTGCCAACGTGAGTGAAGTACTAAGACCATTGTATTATTCTGTCGGCGTGACATAATATCGCCACGAAAGCGATTTTCGACTTTAGCTCGTATTGTCGGCGACAAAGCGTCTTCAGCGTTTCTATAAGGGTCGTCAATGATAGATATGTTTGACGGATAGCCAGTGTTGCCTTCGCCCATTAGACGATAGTCAATCTGACCGCCTTTGTAAAACAGAACTGAGACAGCAGTCGCTTTTCTAACAACGTCGCCGAACACTTCTTTATACTTAGCGCCTTCGAGAATACTCAGTATTTCACGCTGTGTCTTTTCTCGCAAGTCATCAGAAGCAGTGTAGAAGTTGAACTTCAAGTCGCCGTGTCTGCCTATCAGCCAAGCCGTAAATATTCTCAACTTCGTTGACTTGCCGTGTTGTACAGGCTCTTCACAAGTCGCTATCGGTCGCTCGCCTTTCAAGAACTTATAGTACAGCTCGTATTGAAAGAAGTCGCAAAGCTCTTCTTCCCATTTGCCAGTTTTGAAGCCGTCAGCACCACGCAAGTCTTCATTGATATACAAGTAAAAACTGTAAAAATCAGTCTGAAGCCTTCTGAGGTCTGTTTCGTTCATTGGCTCGCCTCTCCATTATCTCTAACAACTCGCTGTTTGTGACAATCGGCGTTGTATTGAGAGTGACTGCGTTGTCAACTTTCTGCATTGTAGAGAACTCGTCTTTCTCTTTTCGTTCTAGCCACCAAGAAGCCCACTTAGGGTCGTCTAAGTTTCTGAACATAGTCAGTCTAGCTTTGTGAGTTGGGTTTTTCTTCCAAGCTCGTTTTTGCTCCGTAAAATCGGGGTGGCTTAACTGATAGTTATAGAGGGCTGTTGTTCCTATGCCAGCATAATCGCAAGCGTCTTCGTCGCATTCGCCTAACTTGAACGCTTGCTCTAGCATTACTAATATTTCAGGAGTTATGACAGACTTACGCCCTCTCTTCAATAAATCCTTAGGATTTTTACGCTTTGTCATAGTCAACCTATACTTTTTGAATTGTTTGTCCTTTATCGTTCAAGATGTATATATTACCTTCTGTAAGATAGGAAACGCCGTCAATATTGACGTGGGCAAGTGATGTGTTTTCCATTCTCGGACTGTGTTCACTTTCCCCATAAAGATATACCTGATTAGGCTCTGTTATTATTAAAAATGCGGTTCCATCTTCAACACCCAATAAATGTAATACATTTGCAGATAAATTTGCATTCTGGGTATCATCACCGCACTTGCCCTGCGTTTGTTGTTGTGCAATCATATAATCCCAAACATCAACAGATGTGGTTACTCTAGGATTTATTGTAATTTGTACATCGGAATGAATTAACATATAAGATTGGGAATTTCCCTTTTGAATTTTTGCGTACATTTTGTTTCTCCGTTTGTTTGTTAAGTTAGTGTGTGTGTTTTTTGTCAACAATAGTTTGTTTCTCGTGTATATCTCTATACGACAAGTTGAAACTAAGTTGTTGATTTTATGTGTTTTTAGATTTTAGACAAAATTAAATGTCAGACTTTTTCAACTCTTCAAGAACTCGTCTAGGCATTTTCTTCATCTCTTCGTCGCTCGGATAGAGATATTTTGCAAACTTTGTGTCAATATTAATTAGCATTAACAAAAAGTCCGTCTGTTACCGATTTCACATACTTGTCAAAGTTTTTAGCTGATGTTTCAAAAGAGTAGAACTTGTCGTCTTTTGTTCCTTTTATCTTTTTACCAGCTGGCGCATAGATTTTTCCGCTAACAGTTCCGTCGTCATCTTTTATAGCGTTTATTCTTGCGCCGTTATGCTCAAAATCTGCAATTTGGCGCTCTTCGCCTGAAGCGAATTTCTTTGTTTTGAAGTGCTTAGAAAAATCGCTCTTTTTTGAAGATGACTGCTTCTCAGAAGATTTTCCTGAGCCTTTTGGAGCAAACTTGCCGTCTTTGTCTCTACTTACTTTACTTTCATCAAAGCCAGCATTGCTCATCTTGCTCTCGCTCGACCATATATGAATAGAGCGGTTTTTTGTGTTTATATCTACTAACATTTTATTTATCCTTTACTTTGAGCCACACTCGACAATCTTGTCAGGGTATGGCGACACCTTCTCTGTGATAATCATTATTCAGGCTTTCTACAAACTAAGACAACTTCGCCGTCAAGCTCGGCTGTTTTGTTGTAAGAGTTAGTCATTTGTGTAGTTCTGACTTCTACGAACTCAAAGCCAGCTTCTTGTGCTATTTTTTTGCCGTCTTCAAGAAGTGGGTAGAATTGACTGCCGACTTGCAAACACATCACGCCACCAGCTTTCAAAGACTGATATGCTTTGTTTATAAGCACAGCGTAAAAGCTTTCTTTCCATACTTCATAATTTGAGTAATTGTGCGACTGCTCGCCACCGATGTATTTTTCTCTGTCAAAATATGGTGGGCTTGTCAGAACTAAGTCATAGTAGTTGTGTTTGTTGCTATACTTCTCAAAAGGCGATACTTGTATATCAACGACTTTATCTTCTGAGACAACATCTCTGAAAGTCTCATATATATCTAAGTCGCCAGCGACTTGATTAGGACTTGCGTCTACGCCGTTGTACTCGATAGCTTTACTCGCCAAGAAGCCGACTAAGCGACCGCCCCAGCCCGAGCAAGGGTCTAAAACTTTGCCACCGCTAGCGAACTCGTTCATCAAGTCTCTCGCCAAGTCACTCGGAAAATCAAGAGGCATTTTACAGCCACGAAAAGCCAGCGTTCCGTTGCACATACTGCTCAGATTGTCGCCTGTGACGTAACGCAAGCGCTCAGGGTTAATCTCTCCGTCTACAATTTTCAGTAGACCGTCGTATGCGGAATCTCTATCGCCTGACGTCTTGAATTGTAAAGGGTGGAACGCAAGCGAGTTGAAACGTGCGTACTCTTTTTTATAATATACGAACTTGATGAAGTTAATCTTTGCCGTGTGCTTTGTGATGAAGCTAAAGCCGTCAAGAACGTCATATTGAAGCACTATTTCATTACAAGCCTCTCTGACAGCTTCATTGATGAGCTTCTCGGCTTCTTCAATTTTCTCGTCTGTCGGCTCGTCGATTTTTGTGTCTTCAACGTTATCAATCTCTATTCCCATTTCTTCAAGTTCGGGAATGTCAAAATCTTCTTGCAACAAGTCAACATCAAACTCTGAACTGTCAGAAGTCGAGTTGTCTAACACAGCAAGACGTTTGCGTTTGTCATCGTCTGTCTGCAAGTCTGTTCTTTTGACTACAACAAGCTCTGAGCCGTCTGTCTCAATTATCTTGACAGGAGTATTGTTGTCAAGTTGGCTGACAAGACCATTGCCACATATTATCTCGTTCTCGTTATCAATGACAATGCTTCTTCCAAGTCCTACTTCTGAAATAGATTTTTTTATAAGACTTAAGTTTTTTTGATTATGCTTTCGATAGTTGCGTCTGTCAGACTTTAAATCTTTTACTTGCATAGCACTACCCTCTCTACCCTCTCAAAGTTGAGCGTGATTTTGCGAGGAAGTTATATGAATAGGGAAGGACACACCACGCTCAACAAAAAAGCCAGCGGAGAGAGGGTTGTCCGCTGGCTTCGTCTGCACCTTCTGAACTTTAAGGAGAATCAGAAAAAAGAAATGCGACTTCTGACTTTTTGAGCCAAAAATCGCATTCTGACAATATTTGTATACCACTTTTAAAAAACAGTCAATGCTCTATTTTTGAGTTATGCACAGCTACCAGCGCCAGTAATCAAGAACTTTGTGTTTCGGCGGTTTTGCAAGCTTTTCTTTAATGAGTTCGACTTTGTACTGATATGCTTCGTCTTGCTCTTTCTGAACGTCTCTGAAGTTTCTGCCTTTTGGTGTGTACAGACAGTCAAAGACGACTTTGTTTGCTCTATCAGGTCTATATATCCATATCATATCTTCAACTCATATCTTCTCGGTGTTTCGATGAACTGTTGCTCTACGCAAGTATAGCTTCTGATGACAGGCTTGATAGGCGTCACGCCATAGTGAAAAGCCAGCATATCAAGACCACGACACAAGTCTTCTTTCAGCATTTCCATTTCGTGATTGTATTGTTGACTTGTCAGCTTGCGCAAACATATTTTTCTATCTTCAAGAACTATGACTTGTACTGTCCACCATTCAGGCGAATACTTAGGAAATATTCTGATAGCTTCGTGAAACTTCTGACGAGCGATTGCCACAGATTCAGGTATCTCTCGCATATTACCGCCGTCAACTCTATCGAGTTCATAGTTGATAGCTCTTGCTGACGGCAAACAACAATTCGTAAAGTCAATGAACAATCGACGACCAGCCTGAAGCCTATCTAGCGCCGTGATACGCTTGTCGCCAAAATCGAGCCAGCCTTTGTTCTTGTATTTCTCTAATTGATTCAATTTCTTTATCAGCATTTTTCAACTCTCCACACCGTTTTAATAATTGAGTTCTTGTAGTCAGGTATCTTCTTCATAACGATTTTACGCTTTTTTCGTTCGACTTTAACGAATGTATTATCCTGTCTGTCCAACATCAGCTTCGAGAAGTTCTCTCTCTCTTCTTTGCTGAGCTTGTAAAAATCTTGAGGCTTTATCATCATCTCAAAACGCTCAGCGCCAAGCTCTTGCAATAATGCTCTCGCTTGCTCGCACTGAAGCTCGTATCTCACTCTTGTCATTCTAGCGACTGTCGAGTGGTCTCTCTTTGCGATTGTTGCTATGCCTTCTGTCGTATATCCGTTAATGCGTAAAGTTATCCAAAATAATGTTCTAGCAAGGCTAATGCTTTTTAACTTCGCACGAGAGTAGATGTCTTTCTCGCCAACGCCAGTGACATCGCAAACTTTGTCTAAGATGTCTTTGGCTGTTATCAACATTATGCTCTCCAATGGCTAGCTATTGTGTTCGCTGTACTCTTGACGCTCGTGTATCTTGCGCCGTCGTTCTGAAGCGCATAGTGTTCTACTCGCTCTGTGATGTCGCTATCCCAGCCGTTTCGCCGTATCAAGTCAATTTTCTTTGTGTAACTCATCGTTTTGCCGTACGGCAATGTGTCAACCATTTCTGCAATAATATCGTTCAGCGCCAAGTGGTAAAAGCGCAAAGCGTGAACTTCTTCTGACGTCTTCTGCTCACAGTCTCTCATATAGTACGCCAGCGCTGGCTGTGTATTCCAAAACGTCTTCCAGTCTTTATCATCGGCTTTAACATCGGCAATGACGTCTTCTTTCGCTCTCAGTTTCGGCGCTCCATTCTCTTCGTGCAAGAATTTTGAAAAAACACTCGGTATCGGTGCTGTATTGTACTCGACAGTCTTGCGATAGGCTTTGAGCGCTTTCAAAATCTCATCTTGGCTGTAACCAGCTAAGATGTCTGTCCAGCAGTCAATGTCAATAACATCAGGCACTTGAAACGTCGGATATAGACGCTTCATCTTGTCAAACAAGAACTTTGTCTCTAGCAGTTTTTCACTCATTTCAGATTCTCCAACCAGTTGTAAAATTCAGCGTTATCGTTAGCTTTGACGCCAACATCTTTCGACCAATCCCAGCTTAGAATAGCTCGATTGAAGTCTATGTACTTCAAGCCCTTTGCGTGGCAAGAGTTCACAAACTTTTCGACAACCTTTGGCACATCTAAGCCAAGACTGGCAAGCTTGTCTTTCGTCTTGTCATCGGGTTGCCAGTCAACAGCAACCAGCGTTTTGATTTTTTGTGGGGGTTTCTTTGTACCCTCGTTAGAGGGTATTTCTTTTCTATTCTTGTCTTGGATATTATATATATTATTATATATATTAGCTAAGTCGTTGTTTTTGTTTGATAAAATATTTCTGACTTTGTCTTCGGATTGTTCTCGGATTGTCTCAGGATTGTTCTCAGATTGCTCTGACTTTGTCTTGATTTTGTTCTCGATTTCTACTTCAAGCGAAAAATGTTTGATTAAAAACTGGCGCTCTTTCCAGTAAAAGTTCATCTTGAGTTGTTGAGCATTGAGACTGTCGACGTTCAACTGCTGACACAGACACTTATATTTGACGACACAGCCTATCTCTAGCGTTGACAAGCCGTTGAAGAAGACGTCGTTGAAATCTATTTTAAACCAAGCCACTCTTTCCCCCTATTCGCTTTCCACAAAATTGACACAATCATCTATCGTGCGGAAGATGACATATCTTCCACCACGTCTATTCACTTCGTCTTCAAAGATTTTTTGAAATGGGCTTTGATTGTTTGCTTTGCCGTTTTTCAGCTCGACATAAGTCGTCTTGCCTTTTGGGCTAAGAACTACCAAGTCAGACTGACCTTTTGTATATCCCATTGCCGTATGACTGTTGATATACATCACTCGTCTAGCTGTTTCTCGTGCTGGCAGATACCGAAGCGCACTCATCACATCACAGTCAAGTGTGATATAGCCTCTCGTTCTGAGGTATCTAGCAACTTGACAACTGAGTGAGTGTTCTTCTTTCATTTCTTTCAATCTTTGCAATAATTGTTCATAAAATCGTCGACTTTCTGCATTGTAGCAACAGTACAACCCATACCTTTGCGCAAGTTGAAAACAAAACTCGGCGAACGCAAAGCGTTTATACCGAACATTGTAGCGCTCATTCCAGTACGAGCTAGAAAGTCTTCAATTCTCTGTAAGAATTTTTCCATATCTATCCCCTTTTTAAGCACTTTATACTAATATTAGTATACTTGTCAATACTAAAAATTGATATTGTTTATAATAATTTTTTAGTATATATATTCAATGACTTATGAGGGAGAGGAAGTATGTCACAAGAGGATATCAGAAAAAAACTTGATTATTATATCAAGACTAAAGGCACGAACTATCGAGAGCTTTCTTTAGCTATCGGCAGAAAAGACCAGTATATTCATCAATTTATTAAGTACGGACTACCAGCAGAGCTAAAAGAAAAAGATAGAATAAAAATTGCAAGATTTTTAAATATTGACGAACAAGAGCTGACAGATTTTAAAACATCGAGACTCGCACTACTATCGTCTGACGCTAATTCAGTTTCTATTGATATGCTAGACGCAACAGCTTGTTGCGGAAACGGCATTGAAACGCTGTCTGAATCAGTAGTCGGTCGTTGGCTAATGCCAATTAGCGAGTTTAAAGCAATATCACTGTCAGCGCCTGAGAACGTGAAACTACTACCAGTTAAGGGCGATTCAATGCAACCGACAATTAAAGACGGCGACTGGGTATTCGTCGACATCACGAGAACGACACCTGACTCTGACGGAATGTTCTTGCTCAGACTTTCAACTGGTCTCGCTGTGAAGCGTATTCAGGGCGGTTTGACCGATAATATAATAATTAAGTCAGACAATAAGAAGTATAACGACTTGACTGCCAGCGTCGGCGAAGTCACAATACTCGGCAAAGTTATCTATATATTAAAAGCTGAAAAAGTAGGCTGATTTTAACTATTTATTAACTAATACCGCACGACTGCGGTATTTTTTTTGCGCTCTACCCTGCTGTATTTTCTAAAAAAATAAAAAATATACTAAAAATCATAAAAAATATTAAAATAATTGTTGACATTATACTAAAAGCAGTATACTAATCTTAGTATATTAACAATTTTGAAGGGTGGGAACAATGTACAACAAGACGAACTATGAAGACGCATTTCTCGAATGGCTTGAGATGTGGGGCGGTTGCGAGTACGAAGAGCGTGAGCAAGCGTGGGCTTTCTACGACCTTATTAAGAATAAACTTGCAAACGACGATGAGTCAGCCTGTGGCTATGCCAAGATTGACTATGAAGCCGATGACTATGCTGACGACTTAGCTGTCGCTCGTGCGATTGCACGAGAAGAAGCGTGGAAGTCTGACTATTTCAACGAATACTATGAGGAGTAAACACTATGAAATCTATGATTAAAGCTTTCTTTCTATCGTTCGTCAGCGGACTTCTGCTCATCTCTATTGCACATAACTACTATCAGATGAACAAGTCTCTCGCACACTGCGAACAGATTGTTCAAGAGATTCATCAAAAAGCTGAAAATTTGAAAAACTTATAAGGAGAAATCAGATGACTACTTTGGGATTTGAAACACGCAGTTCGGGAAACTTATTTGAAGAGCTGAACAAGATTGACGTCAGCGGACATACCGAGAAGAAGAAGTCAGGCAAAGATGAGATTACCTATCTATCTTGGGCTTGGGCTTGGGGAGAGTTCAAAAAAAGATGTCCGACAGCGACTTATGAAATCAAACGTTTTGAGAACAACGAGCCGTACTTCTATGATGAGAAGCTTGGGTATATGGTATTCACATCAGTCACAGTTGACAACTTAACATACGAGATGTGGCTTCCTGTTATGGACAGCTCCAACAAAGCTATGAAAAAAGAGCAGTACACCTACTCAGTCAAAGAGTACTTTAACGGCAAAGCAACAGGCAAAACAATCGAAAAGACAGTTGAGCCAGCGACAATGTTCGACATTAACAAAACGATAATGCGCTGTTTAGTTAAGAACTTGGCGATGTTCGGGCTTGGTCTCTACATCTATGCTGGCGAAGACTTGCCTGAAGGCGTTGAAGACGCTTCAAAAGACGGCAAAAAAGAATTTGAGAAAATGGTCACAGCCGACAAGCGTGCGTTCAATAAAGCTGTCAAAGACGGCGCTCAACAAGCACCTGAAAAAAGACCGTTGAGCGAAAGAATTGAGCTGAGTTTTGCGTGGCTGAAAAACATCACTCAAGCCGAGTTTGACAAGAACTCAGCACGAAGAGATTCAGTTCACGATGTCCGTGACTTGTGTCTCGCAAGCCCTGACGCTGATACGAGAGCAATCGGCGAAGAGCTGAAAAAGCTGATAGAAGTATTTGAGCCACCGCTCGATGACAACGCTAATATCTAGGAAATTGAAAATGTATATAGCTTCACTGACACAACTAAAGCCGACTTTCAGAGCGCTCTACAATCAAGCTGAGATTATGCTCAACGCTGGCAAGCAAGTATTGATAGAGCTATCTGAAAAGAAGCACAAGCGCACTGTCGAGCAGAACAACTACTACTGGCTGTTTTGCGAAGAGCTGGCGAAGTTCTTGCAAGAACACGAGATATATCACGAATACAAAGTCTATGGTACAACTATCAAGAAGCACTTCACAAAAGACAGCGTTCATCTCGACTTGTGCAAGCCTCTGTTCGGAGTGAAGACTACAACGACAATGAGCATAGGCGAGTTCTGTGACTATATGAACAAGCTTCTTATCTACTGGCAAGAGCAAACAGCTGGCGAATTTCAGATGTCAGAGTTGCCAGCGAACTACTTAGAGAGAAAGGGCTATCAATGAGAGCGCTCATTCCTTTCTTAACTTACTTCAAAGTTGAGGTTAGACAACCCACCCGACAAGAGCGCTCTCGCCTCTATACAGGAGTGACACAATGATTGAACAACAAAACTATGAGATTATGGGCGAAGTGTACAGATATGGCGAAGAAGCATTGCGCAAGTACTATCAAGACACTGAACGGCATAAAGAAGAATTTGCACAGACGCTGAGCTTAATGAGAGGAAAGCTCACAGAACGAGAAAAACAAGCAATCGATTATTTTTTGAGAGGAACACAATATGAGCAACTATAAATCTCCCTCACGTTCGTATACATCAATGATGAAAAAGTATATTGCACGCTTTGAGCAAGCGACTAATCCAAGAACAAGAAATCACATCGCTGGTCTTATTCTTAAGCTTACACTCAGAAGAAAGAGAGGTGTTGTTCTTGACTGATGAAGAAGTCTTAGAGCTTTTAGACGAGGCGCTCTACACAGAAAAATCTGATTTTTGGGCAATCTTAGCAAAAATAAAAAGGGAATGGAAACGATGACTGATTATGACAATTATGATGAAAATCTTGCTTTTGAGTCTATCGGCGACTGGTCTGACAAAGGCATAAAAGCAGAAACAACCGACAGAACACAAAGCTCAATCGAGCTAGTTGAAAGAATTGAGCGACTATCGGCACAGTTGCTGATAGCCAAAACAGCCTTAGACATCTTGGCTAAGAACGGCAACGAACTAGCAAAAATCGCACTTAATGAAATGCGCTAACTATTAACTACTAAAGGAGAACTGATATGAGAATGAGTAAAAAGACAATAATGTTCACAGATGATTTAGTCAAACTGTTGAGATACAACGGCAAGTCGATGACGTTCTATCGTGACAAAGACTGTCAATGGCTCTATGTTGGAGTTTCAGAGTATGGCAAGCGTAGCTTCTATTTTATCTCTGAAGACGGCAGTCGCCTGAAGAAAATCATAGGCGACGTTTTTGAAATAAACCTCGCACAAGCGAGAAAGATTGCGCTGAACATCGCCGAAAACTTCAACGAGTTTCGCACACTGAAGCTTGCTGGCAGAGTCCCATTGTGCCGAGATTTTGCACAGAACGGCTTCTTGCCTCGCAAACAGCCTGAACTTGAGAATAGCGCATATAATTTCAATCTTGAGTATCAGCAGAAATTGAAAGCTCAGAACGAGAAGCTTGTCGAGCTAGTCAAAGCTATCGACAACAGAGTGAAACGCTTCTCTGACAGATTGTCTGCAATCTTAGATGACTATAAAGTTTTGTGACGAGGTGTGAAATGTATGAAAAATTTGTTTGGTATATTTTATTGCCGATAGCTTTTGGCATAATGATTGTACTCACTATCTCAGGCGCAAACAAAGATGTAGCTTTGAGACAATATCTGACAGCAAGAACACATCAGATACTGCACGAGTTAGAAGACAGCGGTTGCGAGCATATCGACTTCAGCGAATGGTCTGACATCAGGGATTAGAGAAATGAATCAATTACCAAAATTTGAACTTCCAAAGCTTAGGTTTTTAGCGTGTTGCGGAAGTAGCCGAAAATCAAAAAGAAAATTTTTAAGAAAAATTATGTTGCTATTTGTAAGGAGTTAGAGAAATGACACAAAGGGTATTTGACGTTGAGAACGAAAAAGATATGGCGGATTTATGGGGTATATTGCCCGATGATGTGAAAAGAATATTCCCTGTAAAAAGAGGAATTAACCATATTGAGTTTGAAGATGATGAGTTCAATACAATACTTTTCAAAATCAACTGGCACGATAAAACAGAAATCACACGACCAATACAGGAAGCAACATTTGATGATATTGGAAAAATATGTATATTTTGGGATATGGGCGGTTGTTATTATGGTGTCTTAACTAATGTAGGTGATTATAAATTTAAGTATCAGATGGATAATAATTCAACGTGGCAACATTGTCGTAGATTAACCAAACAAGAGATTGAGGAGTTATGCTGATGAGTAAAGATACACCAGAAGTCGGAGATGTGTTTCAGTCTAATGAAGATAAAGACGTAAGACTTCATATAACTGGAAAAAATAACGTCGGCTTAGAAGCTATTGTCAGTAATAAAAAAGAGGTGTGGGATATTGATTCGTGGTATTTTGATGAAGACTATTACACCTATCTCGGCAAGAGTAAAGCCAACATAGATGATTTGTTCAAGACGGAGAATGACAATATACCAAGTATGGGTAAAAGGTAAAGAAGTTGCGGAGTTCCCAACAAAGGAACAGGCTGATATATACTTGCTTGAAAAAGGATTTGTCTATTCCTGCCGATTTGGGAAGTTTTTGCAGGACGATTGTGAAGTAAGAGAGGTGGAAGAATGATAAAAGTAGGACAGATTTATTTTCACAAAAGAATTGAAGCAAAGATTGTAATTACTTATGTTGATAATCAAAATTATGAACTTTGTGATTGGATAGTTGATACAGGAAAAGTCTGCACAGATAAGATTGATTGGATAAAACAAACGTGTGAACTCATTGCCGAATATCCAACTTGGCAAGAAGCTGTAAACAGTAAGGAGTTTAATAATGATTAGCATACAAGACATTATACCATTGATGAAAGATGGCTGGGTTGCTATGGACGAAAACGGTACTTGGTATTGGTATGAAGAAAAGCCTACATTGTTACCAATAAATAGAATTTGGAAAGGGACACCATTTTCTACGTGTGATAATCTTGGCATAGAGTGCTTTGACATCGCTCCGGCTGATGACTGGACTAAATCTTTAATAAAGGTAGGTGGAAAATGACTCGTAGTTTAGATTTTACAGCTTGTATTAAACAAGATGAGTGCCCTGTAAAGGACTGTTGGCGAAAGCTGACGAATGAAGAAAAAGACTGGCTAGAAAAGACACCGAACAGAATGTATTATGCCGACTTTTCAGATGATTGTGAGCGGTACACAAATATCTATCGAGGAAAGCGCAAATGAAAAACGAAACAAGAGATTTACTCTCAGTCTTAACCGAAAATAACCAAGATTTTGAGTGGTATCCGACAACGGATGAAATGCTTATGGAAGTATATTCGCATATCCGTTGGGATAATCATACAGATATTTTAGATATTGGTTGCGGACTTTGTGGCTTGAAAAAGCTGATTGACCGCAAAAACGACGCTATTGAGCGTTACAACGAAAACCGTAAAAGCGGAGATGACCGTAAATTCATACACCCTTACACATACTACGCTATCGAAAAGTCCGATATCCTTATCGGTCGCCTGCCTGACGATGTGTTTGTTGTCGGCACAGATTTTGGCTCTTGCACTTTGATTGATAAACAATGCAATGTTATTTTCTGCAACCCGCCATATTCAGAGTTCAAAGAGTGGACTAAGCGTATTATCAACGAGGGCAATTTTGAGCAAGCGTTTCTTGTGATACCTCAACGCTGGAAAGATGATGTTGAGATTAAGGCTCTGCTTGAAGCAACGAAAACTCGCTCTTACGTTATTAAAACAATGGATTTTAATAATGCGGAGCGACAAGCTCGTGCTGTTGTTGATATTGTTGAGTTCACTCGTGACAGGTATCACTCTTGGGATGATGAAAAAACAAAAACACCGTTTGACCGCTGGTTTGAGGCTACTTTTGAGGTATGCACGGACGGCAAAAAACTACACGACTATGAACAAGAGCAGGAAGAAAAGAAACGTATTTCAGCTAACATCGTTGAAGCCCCGAACAAGATTGTTGCACTTTGCGACCTATACCAAGCAGATATGCAACGCCTCTGTGGTTCTTTTAGGGCTATATGCGGACTTGATGAGAAAACACTAGGCGATATAGGTGTGAACTATAAAGCGGTAAAAGAAGCCCTTAAAAAACGCATTGAGGGGCTAAAGATTTTATACTGGAGAATGGTGTTTGATTATCTTGATGAAGTAACCGACCGTTTAACTGCCGAATCCCGTAGGGAGCTTTTCAATCAATTTGAACGGCTTAATACGGTTGATTTTTGCGAAAACAACATACGAGCGGTCGTTATATGGATTTTGAAAAACGCAACGAATTATTACAAAGACCAATTGATTGAGTTCTATAAAAAACTATCAGTCTACGAAAACATACGCCCGTATAAAAGCAATCAAAAGACGTTTGACCGTGATGAATGGCGTTGGAATGGAAGAGGAAAAGCAGGACACTACACATTAGATTACCGTATTGTCTGTTCTTATCTATTCAAAACAAAAGTCGGCTGGCACGGCGAATTTGATAGTTGGAACAGTAGTGAAAATGTGTCAATCTTAAAGGATTTTTGTGCTATTGCTCAGAATTTAGGCTTTAACCCAAAAACGGATTTTATGCCAGTAGAGGATTTTGGCGTTAAGGGCTATGTATTTTATAAGGACGGCTCTCTGTTTATGGAGTATAAACTCTACAAAAACGGGAATACACACATCAAGCTGGATATAGAATTTATGAAAGCTATGAATGTGGAAGTGGCTCGCTTATTAGGGTGGATTAGAGATAAGCAAGACATTGAAAAAGAGTTTCCTGCTGAAATGGCAAAAGGGGCTGAAAAGTATTTTGGGTCCCAATTCTGTTTTAGTCTTACTAATCCGAATATTAAACTTTTAGGAGAAGAATAGATGATTAGTCTTTTGTTATATTGGTACTGGCTATTGTGGGATTGGACAAAGCTTGTTCAAGAAGCGAGGGCGGTTTTCTGTTTCTTTTCCACAATGGAACTAGGAGCAGAACTTATTATCTTAATTGCCGTGGTGTTGGATAGAAAAGGAGTGATATGATGACTAACTTAACCGAACAGTGGAACAAAGGCAAACTGCCTGAGGGAGATTATTATATCAAAAGAAGAAATGGCGATACGCCTTATGACAACATTGATTCTCACGGTGTGTGGCGTAACAGTATTGATGAAGACATTATCGAAGTCCTTGGGCGAGTGCCGAGTTTTGAATTGTGGAAAGCTGTCCACGAACAATGGAAAGTGTTGCTTGCGGAAAACGCAAGACTCAAAGAACTGCTGAAAGAGGTATTACGACACGAACTTTCATTGAAAGAGGTGTCAGAATTAACAAGAAAAATCAGCGAAGCATTGGGAGAAGAATAATGACAGAACAAGAAGTATGTATCGGAAATCTAGGACAACAAAAGGTGTATCTGAACTGGTCTGACGTAAAGGATATTTGCACAAACGCTGTGTCAGAGGCTTATGAGCAAGCGAGTGAAGAAAACAAACGCCTAAAACACGATGTTGGTAATCTAGGCTATAAGATTAAAAATCAACGGCAAGAGATAAACAACCGCTTGAAAGAGATTGAGAAGCTCAAAGAAGTGCTGAAAGAGTGTGGCGAGTATTTAATGTGTATTGATAGAAACCCCCAGCTTGTTGAGCAAGTAATCGAACTATTAGGAGAAGTGAAATGATAGTATTTACAGGGCTATGTATAGCGCTCTTTGTGCTAGGCGTCGCCGTACTTTGCCGAGAGCTTGAAAAATAGCGTGTAGAGAACTTTTGTTTTAAACTTGAATAGGATATCTATCAATGATAATGAAATGGCTTAGTATGTCTGATGTTATGCGAATCACTGGCGTCAGTAGATACGAACTAGAAGGCGCTATCAGAGCTGGTCTCTTGAAGTATCAGATAATGAACAAGCGCAAGAAGTTCACTGAGAGGGATATAGAGTTATGGCAAACAAGTACCCATACCGATTATTCAAGCGGGGAAACGTCTTCCACGCTTACTTCTCGTTCATATCCGAAACAGGCGCAAGAGTTCAGCTTAGAGAAAGTACTGGCAGAACATCACAACAAGAAGCTGTCAACTATTGCGTCAAACGTATAGCTGACATCAACAAAAAAGAGCATTACAAAGCGACTGGAGAGCTTGAGCCTATTAAGATAGACGAAGCTTTCGGTCGCTTTTTTGAAGAGAGAGCTCAATACGAAGCAAGACCTGACTCTATACTGTCTAGGCTGAGAATACTTCAACAAGCTCTTCTCTCGTACAACATCAAGTATCTGCACGAGATTGACGAGACAATCATCAATCGCTTCAAGAACGACCAGCGCAAGCGATTGTCAAACGCCTCAATCAATCGCTATCTGTCGCTCATCAGTGTCACTGTCAATCTTGCTCACGACGAATGGAAGCGCAAGACGTATCAGCTCAAAATATCGAAGTTCAAGCTCAAAGAGCCAGCCGAGAACATCAAGTATCTCAAAGACTGGAACTATGCGCAACGCATAATCGACAAAGCGAAGCCACACTTCAAGCCGATAATATACACAGCTCTATATACAGGGCTTAGAGAAGGCAACTTGCTCAGTCTCAAGTGGCAAGATATTGATTTTGACAACAATCTCATCACGCTTCTTGTCAAAGACAGAACAAAAGAAGGCGGTAAAATACTCTCAATACCTATCATACCAGCGCTGAAACAAGTCTTAGAAGCTCAGCCACGAATTAACGAGTATGTCTTCAACTATCGAAACAAGCCGATAAAAAGCATTGCTAGAACGTGGCACTCAATCTTCTACAAGTTTGTGCCTGTCAAAAAATACACGTCAGAAGACGTCATAGAGCGCCGTAGAATAGGCAACAAGATTGTCGTGTATAAACGAGTACTGATTGACGAGACGCTTCCATACACGAATTTTCACACATTACGGCAC